GCTATGCCGCTATCGACCGATTTTCGGCCGTCCGCGCGATTGATAAAAGCAAGTCTCGAAACTCGATCGGTGTGGCGTTCCTGATCTCGGTCTTGCGCTTGCCACCGACCATCGAGACCAGACCTTTTCGCCGGGCATATTCGTAACCGTAGCGCTCGACCATCACGGGATCGAGGCGCTGTTCACCCTTGCCCCAGCGTAGCGATGGCAAATCGACCCCATGGGCGTAGAGCCATGTGCCCTTGCGTGCCGCGTGGCCGTAGAAACCCTGCTCGACGTAGCAAGTCCAACCGCCCTCAAGGTCAGCCACATGCCAGCCGCCAGAGCGCGGTGGCCGCGTCAAACCGTGGTGGCGCCATGCCAAGCTGTCGGCGGGATGTTCAAGCACACCACCCCAGGCGCGCACCGAGGCCAGCGCTGCGGCGAAGCAACCGCCATCATCGCCGATCGTAAACTGGTGCGGTTTCCGCGGACTTCCGTGCCAGAATCGCCCCCAACGCTGGCATGGCGGATGAGCCACAACCGGGTGCGGGCCGGCATATAATCTGGCATCTCGCACCGCGTCCCAGGGGTCAACTCCGGGCAGTCCAGAGTAACAGCCGCCGGCCTCGATATAGAGGGCAGCGATCACTGCACAACCTCGACCCAAGCCGTGCTCCAGTCGTTGATCGGCTTGAAATTATAGGCAAATTCGACAGGTTCGACCCTGACTACGCCATCGAATGAATCTTCAATCGCGACATGCAGGGCGTTATTTTCGCTGGGAGTAAGATATTCGCCTTTCAAACGAACGATCTGGCCCTTCTTGATATCCATGGCATCATTTCTCCGTTTAGAGTTTTTCAGTTACCTGCTTTTCGGCGGCATCCAGGTCATCCCTGATACTGCCCAACAGGTCTAGCGTCGCATCGTGGTCGCCGCGCTCTAGCGCCTGCTGCGCCTGGACTGCGGTTGCCACGATTGATTGCAGGTATTCCAGCGTCGTTGCCATCAGGCTTCTACCGGAAGCGCGTTGTAGGCGTCTTCCAACTGAGCAATTCGCGCATAAAGGCCGTCAACCTGCGCCACGAATGTCTTGCCGATGGCTTGTGATCCCATCGTCAACAGCGCATCCAGCTTGGCTTTCTGGTCCCGAATCGCAAGACGCAGGGCGTATCCGATGATTTCTTCTTGGCTGGTGGTCAGGGTCAGGGTTGCCATGCCACTTTCTCCGTCCGTCTTGGGGTGTTTCGATTTCCTGCACCCCTTATGACATGACCCTTGACTCCGTGCAAGTGGATATGTATAAAGTGCATAAATAATTTATGCATGGGCGCCGAATGCTAAGAGGCTACATCAGAGAGCGGAAGAAGGGGCCATCGGTAGATGAGCAACGGGCGGCGCTGATTAAAGCCGGCGTTCGGGTCGATGGAACTCATCCGCCGATCTATGTGGACATGGTGCCGAGGCGCGGCCAGCCGCCGCAACCTCAGCTTATAGCGGCGGTCCAGTCGCTTCGCTCTGGCGATACCCTGGTGGTGTTCGATGAAGCCTCGTTGGGGCTGACGGAGGGCGGCCTGTGGGAAGCGCACGCGGCGATAGGAGAACGCGCGGCGTCGCTGATGATGGCTGATGGGCGGATATTTGACTTCACGCCGCAGACTGCCGAGATCGCCGGTCTGATCGCCAATGGCGCCAAGATACTGACACGTGAGAATGCGCGGGTCCGGAACAACAGTGGGCCAATCTTAGGGCGGCCGAAGCTGCTTTCCGGCGATGTGATGAGGCTGGCACGGGAGTTGTGGGGCCGCCAAGACCTGAGCGCGCGTCAGATTGCTGCTGAAATTCAGGCACAGACGGGCGTAAAAGTCGGCATCAGAACCCTATTTCTTGACCTGGGCCACAAGACCGATGCTGTCGAGAAAGCAGCCAAGGAACTTCGAAAAGCGAAGACGCCAGTGGTCAGAAAGCAACCCAAGCGCCGGAAGCGGCGCGTCGCGAAGAAGGAGAAACCCAATGAGTGACGAACTGTGCCTTCCACCAACCGGAACTGACGACTTTACGATGCACTGGCTGTCTGCCGAGGTCGGGGATGGCTCTACCCGAGAGGAATTCGAAGCTCTGTGGACCGGCGGTCTGTGGCAGACCAAGGGGATGAGCGATCTATCTCCGCGCAAAGCAGCGTGGGCAACGTGGCGGCATGAAAGGATTATCCCCGATGTCTAATACGACCGCGCGCACGCGCACAGTATGGACGCCAAACGGCTGGCTCAAATTCGATTGGCACCCTGATCCCGGCTGCTCGATCTGTCATGGCGTCGGCGCAGCGGAGCAATGGCGCACGTATGGCGATCGGCAATATCACGGATGGTATTTTGAGGATTGCGATCGTTGCTCTGCCCCTCCAGCCCTCGATCAAAAATAATCCGCAGATTGCGCATATTTCCTGTTGACCGTTATCCGCAATATGCGTATATCTATCTTCACCGAGGCGATGATGCCCGGAAACGAGGATTATCCCGATGACCGCAACCTTCGAATGCTTCAAATGCTCCGGCTCCGGCAAGATCGCAGCTTTTTCCGGCATCGCGAACGGCGTGTGCTTCCAGTGCAGTGGTTCGGGCAAACTGACGAGCAAGGCGGCTGGTGTTCGCTTTGAGCCGGTTGCGCCGGTCATCCCCGAGGCCATGCAGGCAACAATAAAGCAGTGGGAATTTTTGGTTCGGCTTTGCGGCGACGACGACCGCAAGTTCCGTGCAGCGCTAAAAGCGGTTGGCCACACAGCCCCGGCGGCCCAGGTTTATGTTACGCGCCAGATCATGAGCAAGGCTATTGATTACGCGAGGGGAATGGGGGCATGACCCCCACCCGCTTGCGGGAATGCTTGGAGGCAATCGGCTGGACCCAACGGGGTCTAGCCAGGATGCTTGGGCGCCAGGAAGGCACCGTGCGGCAATGGGCGAGAGGTGTAGTTCAGATACCTGATGAGATTGCAGCAGCGCTCGACAAGCTGGCTCGATACCATGAACGCAACCCACTACCAAAGCGGAGTGCAGAAAGTGAATGATGAAATTAAGACGACCAAAGAAGCCCTATGGACATCGACACCAAACTGGGACTGTCTACACTGCAAGACGATGAACCTCGCTATCCGCGAGTTCTGCCGGTCATGTGGCTACGATTCCAACGCCGGCGAGTTTCCTTACTACAACCCGCTGCCGCCATATGAAGGAATGCCGATCGATGAGTGAAATCACCAAAATAATTTGCGCTGATACGCATTTTGCGGTGGACGAAGATACGCAATATGCGTATTGTCCTGGTTATCGGAAACAGACACACCACGGAGACTTCAGATGATCCATCCATCCCGCTTCGAAGCCCGCCGCGAACAAATGCTTCGCGAACTGATGTCAGACCTCTGCAACATGGTTGAGAGCGGCGACATGACCGACCTGGAAGCTAACGAATGGTATTCGATGAAGGCAGACCAGTGGGCGCAGGAGGGCTAAGAAATGCAAATCGTTCTCGCTTGGTTGGATGAGGATTGCGTGATGGTTCAAGAGGGGCAGCCCGACATAGGGCGTCCCCACAAGTTCAAAGCAGTGCCGAAGCCGATGGCCTGCATGTGGCTCAACAAGGGCACCGAGGCCGATCTAGCGAAGGCTAAGGCATACGCTGAAAGGGATGGCCGCACGGTGCTTTGCTACGAAAATGAGAAAGAGCCGCTGCAAAGAGCGAGAAAGGATGTTCTTCGTGACGCCGGCTCGGATCGCTGAGTGCATCGCTATCCTGGGATGGACCCAGCGCGAGGCGGGACGGCAGTTATCCAGGCAGGAAGCCGCGATCAGGCAATACCTCGCTGGCAAGGTGAAAATCCCGGATGCCGACGCCGCTTGGATTGAAAGACTGGCCCGATTTCGCGAGCGCAACCCGCCTCCAGCACGAAAGGAAAACAACAGTGCCCAAGCCTGATACGACGACGCCGGCAACCCGGCTGCGCAAAAGCCTGGCGCGTATGGGTCAGGAGCTACGACGGCCCGGATGTCTTCTATGCGGCTACGGCGGGCAAAGCGAGATCGCTAGCGTGGCGCACCCTCTCCGACACGCTAGACATCCGGATCGTCGATGTGCTCACCGACGCTGGCAAGCGCGTCGCGCTATCCCTCGTCCCGGAGTATGCGAAATGAGCGACGATCGGAACCAAACGACCCTGAAACCGAAAACATGTTGCAACGGCCACTGACGGTGATAACATTCCCGTATGCCAGAACACCGAACAACGCGCCTGAACCGCACCATCAACTTCAAGACCGTAGACCTATTGCGGCGGATTGACGACTTCCGTTTCAACCGACGCCTGAAATACGAAAACGACGCCTTGATCCTGCTGTTGGAGGCGGGATTGAAGGGATACGAGGCCGATCCCCCCGCCGCAGCTCAAAAGACCGGCCAGTGCGAATCTTGAAATGGGCAGCGTTAGCCCGACGTAGCGGCGCTCTGGTCGGCTTCGTCACCGTCGAGATGCCATCCGGGATGACGCTGCACGAGTGCCCTGTGTTCGAGCGGGACGGCGCGCCATGGTGTGCGCCACCGTCGCGCGCCCGGATCGCCGCAGGCGGCACTGTCGTCAAGGACGCTGCCGGCAAGGTGCAATACGATCGCATCGTCTCGTTTATCGACAGGGAGCGTTCGGACACGTGGTCTGTGGCCGTGATCAAGGCTTTGCAGGCCGCTGGCCATGTCTGATTTCGCGCGCACTTTTCGACGGATATCGATGCCGAAACTTTTGCGAGAAGTGCGACTTCAGGCTCTAAGTGTGGCGCGCAATCGTTGCACCTTTGACGAGGCGGTTGACTTCGTGGCGTGTCGAGCCCGCGCCTTGGGCGCCAACAGGCTTGGCGACAATGGCTTGGCCGAAATCGACGACTGGATCGCGACACGGTTTCTCGATGTAATCGACGACATTGATACGCGGCCCGAGGCCGCCGCAGAGATTGTCGACGAAGCGTTGCATTGGCTGCTGGGGTATGAATGACCCCACTCAACCCGCTGGACGACGATGACGACAACGAACCGTATGTAGCGCCGCCGCCGCGCGCGGCATCATCGCCCAATCCGCCGCCGAAACCGGCACCGAAGCCGCGACGCCCGGCTAAGGCATCACCTTCACCGTTTCCCGGCGACACCGGCAACGCGCGGGCAGAATGGCGCAAGAAGATACAGCTTTCAAATAGCGCGACCCCGATCCCCAATCTCTACAATGCCAAACTCGCGCTCGATAATCACTGGATGTTCCCGATCGTCAAATATGACGAGATGATGCGCCTTCCATTTCTCGTCAGGGAACCAGACGGATCGCGCGGCGACCTGCCGAGGCCGCTCGCCGACAATGACGTAACGGTCGTGCAGCATATCCTCCAGGATATTGGCTTCCGGCGAGTCGTCAGTGGCACTGTTGCAGACGCCATGATGATGCAAGCCGTGGAGCATAAATTTCATCCGGTGCGTGACTACCTCGAGAAATTGAGGTGGGACCATAACGACCGGATCGACACATGGCTGGTGAACTACCTCGGCGCCGATGTGCCAGACAATGACGACCTCGCCAAGAAGGTCCTCTACTATGCCGAGATCGGCAAGCGCTTCCTCATCGCCATGGTCGCCCGCATCATGCGGCCAGGCTGCAAAGCCGACCATATGATCGTGCTCGAGGGACCGCAAGGCGCCAGAAAGTCGAGCGCATGCCGCGCGCTCGCGGGCGGACTGTGGTTCAGCGACAATCTGCCCGACATCAAGCGCGGCGACCCAGTCCGCGTGTCAATGCACCTCCGCGGGAAATGGCTCGTCGAAATCGGCGAAATGTCGTCATTCGGCGCCGCGGAAGTCGAGGATATCAAGAAATTCATCAGCCAATGCGAGGAAATCTACACCCCGAAATACGGACGATACGAGGTCCACGAACCACGCCAGTGCCTATTCATCGGCAGCACCAACGATGAACACTACCTCCGCGACGCAACAGGCGCGAGACGCTTCTGGCCCGTCAAATGCGGCACCATCGACCTCCCCGCACTAACCGCCGACCGCGATCAACTCTTCGCCGAAGCCATGCACCTCTTCATGCGCGATGAGCCGTGGTGGCCCCATCCCGAGCTCGAACGAACCATCATCGCACCCGAACAGGCAGCACGCTTCGATCAAGACGCCTGGCAACCAAAGGTCGTCATGTTTTTAGCCCAAAATGCCCTGCAGGTCGTCACCGTCGGCGACATTTTTGACCATTTGAGTATCCCCATACCACAACAAACACGATCGTTGCAGATGCGTGTTTCTAACATTCTCAAACACTTAGGCTGGAAACTTATGCGCAACACACAGCGCAGATGGTATGCAAAACCAACCTAAAACCCCTCCCAATGACGACCTTTTGCCAAAAAATGACGACCTTATGACGACCCGTCGTCATGCCTGTGATCGGCCATACAGGCCGACTTTTTGCCCCTATGACGACCTATGACAACCTTTTTCAAAAAGACACATGAACACGAATCCTAGTTACAATAGCTAAGTACGGAAAAGGTCGTCATAGTCGTCATGGTCGTCATAGAGGTCGTCATCCGATGCCACCCAGGGACGCCCAAATTCACCCCAACATCCACCGTCGCCGGGCGCCCAAATGGCATCCGTCATCACCGGCGAAAGGGCTCTTTCTCAACCCTGAAGAAACCCTGCAACGGCTTCACGCGCGCATCCTCGGCGGCCGCATACTCACGCAGCTCCAGAATCAACGCCTGACCCTCAATAACCCGAACCTCAATCGCAGCAGCTAACGCGCGAGCCGACGAGGAAGGCATACGGCGACGATCCCGACGCCAATGCTGCACCGCGCTCCATTTATACGGTCGAGGGAGAAGTGACAGTATGTGGCGCTGGAAACCTGGAAATGTCCTGCCCGTCCAAGGACATAGCCAGTGGAACGCACGTGACGCGATTGTGTAGTGGCCACTACAGTTTAACGCCACCCCCCGACCATACAGAGCAGTGCCTACGCGGATTGCGCCACGTTCTCGTACATCCATTGTATATCCGTCCTTAGGGCTGGCAGGCGGCATCGCCGTCCATCTACCCCGATCTACCCCGCACTCGGCGCCCGGTCGACGCATGTTCGGCGGCAGCGCTTGGCGCCAGGAGCCAGAACGCCACGCGAACCAAATAAGGCACTAGCGCTCGACTTAACATAATAGCCATTATACGGTCGACCTCCTGACGATTCTATCAGTGATATCAACGGCATATCGTTACGAACAAATCTTGTGAGTGCCACTAACGCTCTGTTCCCATTTTGCCGGGTCCTCCCGAGCTCGAATGCGGCAGTGCGCCATTGAAATGCGCCATTGAAATCCAATGGCGCAAACGGCCTTGGAGGCCGAGTTTTTCGGGTCGAGCCGTTCGGGGCGGGGGCCGGCAGCGGGGCGCCAGGCCATGGGTGAATCTGCGAGGCGATGGGACCGCGCTGGACCAACGCTCTAGCACGCACCTCGATGTGGCCCCCGGAGAATCCCATAGACACGTCAAAGATACGGTGCTATGACGCATCCACGGAAAGAGAGGGGAGGGTTAGATGGGACAGTTGATAGACGACGGCGAGCGTCTGAAGAGTGGTAATAGTTGGTCGTATGCGTGGCGTTTTGGTTGGCTGCGTGTGCCGCATTTGGATGTCCCGAATGGTCGTTTGGAGGCTTGGGAGCAGCCGGACGGTTGTTTGTATGGGCAGCCGAAGGGTTATGGCATTCCGAAGATAGAGGTGATTGCCACGAATTTGGTAGAGGCTGCGGTGTGGGATGGTGGGATGGTATATCGCCTGCCGGGCGGGAAGTTCGGGAGGATTGTGCCGTGACGGAAATAGCGATGGTGTCTGAGTTGGTTCGTGCGCTGCGGGAGCGGTATTGTGACCCGCAGTTGCACCCGCTGGTGCACGAGGCGATCCGGGAGATATGGCGCCTGGAGGCATGGCAGAAGCGGGCGCTGGAAGAGAACACGCCGTATTTTGCCCGGGACGATGGCGGGGCATCTGTCTGATGGAGGTCACCGGCCCGGACAAGACGCCGAAGCGTTGGGTGTGCCCTGTGTGCCGGGTTGAGCGGTGGCACGTGGTTGGCCGCTGCGAGTCGATTGATATGCACGTCGAGATATTTGATGAGCTCCGCGCGATGGCGCGCGAGGCGAAGGTGGGAGGGTAGAATGAGCGACGAACTGAAGGGCTTGCGGAAGGGTTATCTGGTGTCGGGCGGGGTGGATCGTCCTGTGCTGAACGACCGGGAGACGGAGATCAATTACGCTCTGGACGGCCGGCACACGGTGACGGAGGCTTGGCCGCTGCGCGAGGTGAGGCGGGATCGGGAGAAGCAGTCATGCCGTTAGACGGCTGGGTTTCGACCGAGGTGACGGCGTTGCTGCGGCACGCCAGGTCGTTGATACCGGCTCCCCTGTGGGTCAAGGGATCGATGCATGCCGGGGCTTCGTCGGTGCGCCATTGCTCGATGGGGGCTTTGGTGACGGCGCTCGTCGAGGCTGATCTGTATAAAGCCGACATGGCGATGGCGCGGCACCACCTCGACGCGGCGGCGCGGATGCGGGGGTTTCACGGGATCATCCACATGAACGATGCGGACGAGACGACGCATGGCGACCTCATGGCAGCGTGGGATGATGCAATCGCGATGTCGGAGCGGAAAATATGTCTGTAAGGCCAACGTCGATCGAGGCGTGTTTGTAATCATCGTTGCCTCGATACTGATTGCTAGTGGGGCGGTCATACTAATGGCACTGATCGCTTCGTTAGTTGGTCTGTTTTGATGGGCTGGCTGTTTCTTTTCTGCGTCGTGCTTTTGTGCATTTGGTCGGAGGTTTGAAAATGAATAATCCACTGATTGGTAAGCGAGTGATCGTTCGGACGTATTCGGCTGGCGTTCATATCGGGACGTTGGTATCGGCGGACGGTATGGATGCTCATTTGGTAGACGGTTATCGTTTGTGGAAGTGGGATGGTGGGGCTCTGTCTCTTTCGTCTGTCGCGGATAATGGTGTTGGCAAGGGGAGCAGGCTCAATCGAACGACTGAGGTCGTTTTGACGAATGCGATTGAGTATTTGCTTCTGAGTGAGAAAGCGGAGGCGACATTTGCCGCATATGTTGAAAATTAAGGTTCGCCACCAGGGCTGCGGCTACGGCTCCGGCGAAGGCGACGGCGACGGCTCCGGCGACGGCTCCGGCTACGGCGACGGCTACGGCTCCGGCTCCGGCTCCGGCGACGGCTACGGCTACGGCGACGGCTACGGCTCCGGCTAAACCGATGTGGTGGGCGTTCTTTTGGAGGCTTGAAAATGGGCATTGTCAGTTGGCTGATGGGCTTGACGCGTGGCGGACGCCGGACGCCGGAGGGCGCGATGGACGTGGTTTCGCGTATGCTGCGGGATCGGCAATCGAGGGCCGACTTCCTGGTGAATCTCGACCACGAGGACCTGCCGGATGGCGCGGCCTTGCCGGCTGAGTTCCGCATCAAGGTCAAGGTGACGGAGCACCATCCGAGCCTGGATGAGCCGGTCCTAGCTTATCCGCGGAGCCTCCAGCCGAAGGACCGGGGCGGGCCGCTGTCGGGTGGCTTCCCGCACAAGTTCACGACGCTGGCTGTCCTTCTTGCCGCTGCGGTCGGCGGGACGCTATCGGGGTGCAGCTCGACGCCGACCCCGGCGCAGGTGACGGCTGGTGCGCAGGCGGTGCTGACGTTGGGCGCGTTGGCGGCGCAGACCAACACGACCGCGGACAAGTTCGTCGCGCAAGGTGCGCTGTTCTGCCAGTCGCCGGCCGGGTCGGCGCTGCCGGCTGTGTTTGTGCTGGCCAACCTGGCGGGCGCGCCGGTCGCGGTGACGGGTGCTGCGTCGACCGCGGTTGCTGCCGCGTGTGCTCTGTTCCAGGCGATCCCGACCACGCCGCCGGCGAATGCGGCTGCGGTGCCCGTGGTTGTGGCGCCCGTAACGACGCTGCCCGCCGTTCACTGACGCGCTGTGCCGGCTCGGGGTCCAACCGCGAAGGATATCCCGCCTGTCAGGATAGCCGGTCATGACTTCGTCCTGGGCCGGTGTGTGCGGCCAAAGACTGACAATACCCCGTGTGGCCGGTTCTGGTCTGATATCAGGCCATACGGGGACGAGAAATGGGAGACCTACATCGACCAGCTCGACATCGCCCACTACGGGAAGGCGACGCGGCTCGAGATGCATGAGATACACGTCGCCCGGGCGGCCGAGCGGAAGCAAGTCTGCATTGGTAGCAATTGGAGATACGAGTGAACCACCGTGAGCACCGCTTTTCGCACTACGTGAACGCCTATTTCGAGCGCGTTTTGGTGGGCGATTGCTGGTTTACGGCGGTGGAGACCGGCGTTTACATGAAAGGCGCCACCGACGAGGCCAGGATGCGAGCCGAAACGCTGCGCAAGGCGCGCGGGATCAAGCCGGCGCATCTGGATTGGTATGTTTACCAGCGTGAAACGGGCATTTTTGGGCAATTGGAGCTAAAAGTAGGGAACAACAAGCCGTCTGCGGGCCAGGAAGTGACGATTCGGCTGCTGGAAGAGCGGAAAATACCGGCCGGATGTGCCTGGACGATCCCGCAAGTGCATGATTGGGCGGTTGACTCGGGGTTTAAGCTGCACGGGAACGCCAAAAACATCGTCCGGGAGCTTCACCAGCGCCATTTGGCGGCCGATCTGGAGGCGGAGGGGAAGGTTTCGCCTGTCGCGCCCAAGGATGTGGGTTGGCGGGAGCAGAAACGCGGAGCGCAGCGGCAGAAAGAGGCGCTTATGGCCGAGCGGGAGTTCGAGAACATCGTTTTGGGAGGTTTGACGTGACCCCGGAATATCTGGCCTTTCTGTCAGCGAAAGCGCCTCGGGCCGATCCTGTTGGCATCGATCCCCGCCCTATGCCTGGCCACATGTTCGATTATCAGTCCGCGGCGACAGAGTTTTGCCTGCGGCAGGGGCGATCGGCGCTGTTTCTTGATACAGGTCTGGGCAAGACCATCTGCGAGCTTGAGTTTGCCGATCAAGCTAGGGCATTCACCGGATCACCATCGCTGATACTGACACCTCTTGCGGTCGCACGTCAGATCGAAGCAGAGGGTCATCGTTTCGGTTACGATTGCCACGTCATCCGCGAGATGTCTGATGTGCGTATGTGCATCAATATCTGTAATTATGACCGGATTGATAAGCTTGATCCGTCCGCGTTTGGATGTGTCGTGCTGGATGAAAGCTCGATCTTGAAAAACTTCGCGGGATCGACAACGCGCGCTCTGACTTCCATGTTTGCCGACACACCGTTCCGTCTGTGCGCCACCGCCACCCCCGCGCCTAATGACCACATGGAACTTGGCACGCACTCCGAGTTTCTCGGGATCATGCCACAGGCCGATATGCTTATGAGGTGGTTTATCAACGACACGAGTGATACCGGCACCTGGCGGCTCAAGGGTCACGCTCAAAACCATTTTTGGGATTGGGTCGCATCGTGGGCCGTCATGGCATCATCGCCGGACGATCTTGGGTTTGACGGATCGAGGTTCGTCCTGCCGCCGATGTCCATCCATAAGCACAAGGTAACGGCTGAGATCACACCCGACGACGGTTTGTTTGGTTTCAACGTCTCTGCGACTGAGATGTTTAAGCTCAAGCGGCAGACATCTGATGTGCGCGCCGACGAAGTTGCGCGGCTTATCGGGACCGAACAAAATGAACCGTGGTTGATCTGGGTAGATACCGACCATGAGGCTGACGCCGTCCTGAGCCGGTTGCCGGATGCCATCGATGTTCGTGGATCGATGACACCTGAGCGCAAGGAGGAAGGGCTTTTGGCGTTTCTCACATCGGGGCGCCCTCTTGTGACCAAAGGCAAGATTGCCGGCCAAGGACTAAACTATCAGCACTGTGCGCGACAGGTATTCGTCGGCCGATCGTTCTCTTACGAGATGTGGTATCAATGCGTTCGCCGATGCTGGCGGTTCGGGCAAACACGCCCTGTCCACGTCCACATCATCGTTGCCGAGGGCGAGGATCAGATCGGCCGCGCGATCGATCGCAAGGCCGATGGCCACGAGCATATGAAGCGCTCGATGCGTTCTGCCGCACGTCGGGCGATGGGCCAGTCATCGAATATCAAGGTTGCCTATGATCCGCAGCACGATGGGAGATTGCCGGCATGGTTATCCGCTGCTTGAATGATGCGCACGGTCAGGACTGGAGCTTGTATAACGGCGACTGCGTGGACGTTTTGCGCCAGTTGCCGGATCGATCGGCCGGATTCAGCGTCTACTCCCCTCCATTCTCAAATCTGTTCGTCTACTCGGACAGCGAGAGCGACATGGGCAACAGCGCCAACGATGCCGAATTTTTCCGGCATTACGGCTTCATGCTCGAACAGCTTACGCGTGTCATGAAGCCCGGGCGCCTCGCCGCCGTCCATTGTTCCGACCTCCCGTTGACTAAATGGAAGGATGGCGTAATCGGTATCAAGGATTTCAGCGGCGATCTGATCCGCGCTCACGAGGCGGCAGGATGGATACTCCACAGCCGTGTTACCGTGTGGAAAGACCCAGTGGTCGAGATGACGCGGACAAAGGCGTTGGGATTGCTCTATAAGCAATTACAGAAGGACAGCACCCGCTCGCGCCAAGGCATGGCCGACTACGTCCTTGTGTTCCGTGCGCCAGGCGAGAACGTGGAGCCTGTTGGGCAGGATCGCGACACGTTCCCTGTCGAGCAATGGCAGCAATGGGCATCGCCTGTCTGGATGGATATCCGCCAGACCGATACGCTCAACGTCCAGCAGGCACGTGAGCATTCGGATGAACGGCACGTCTGCCCGCTCCAGCTTGGTTTGATCGAGCGTGCCATCCTGCTTTGGAGCAACCGGGGCGATACAGTGCTTTCCCCGTTCACCGGGATCGGAAGCGAAGGTTTTGGCGCGGTCAAGCTGCGTCGCAAGTTCATCGGCGTGGAACTAAAGGGCGGCTATTTTGCCATTGCGCGAAAGAACTTGGCAAACGCGGAATCCGGCGCCGTGGATCTGTTCGACGCCGCTTAAAAAACCCCAGAAAAAGGAACACACGATGGCTGACGAATCATGGCGTCCGTGGCATGGCCGGGAAAATCCTCTTGAGGCGATGTATCAGCACTTCACGGCGCAGATCGAGGCGCTGAAAGCGCAGATAACCCGGCGCCAGCGCCGACGCCAGCGCCATCGCCGCCTAAGCCGGCCGCATAACATGGCCGACGACGGCGTCCCGCCGGCCACGATTGCTGACGCGTGTCCGCACTGCGCCGCGGGTCACCCGGTATCCCTGCACAACGGGAACGGGACCCCCGAATATGTTCACCGCATGTCGGCGCAAGCCGGAACGGGGTCGCGTTGGTCGATCACCATCTGCCGAGCGGACAAGATCAGAAAGGGGCTTGTGAAGTAATGAACGTCCAGGCGAGGGGATCGAGCGTCCAGTTCCACAACGACGCGGTGAAGGTGTCCGAGCAGGACCCGGAGTTGGCCTATCGGCTGCTGTGCTCATCGGTGACGATCGACCCGACCAACGCCGTGGCATGGGCTGCCATGGGCATCTGCCTGTCCAAGCTGGGGAAGCTGCCAGCGTCGATCGCGGCGTTCCGCCGGGTATTGTCGATTCCCTACGGGCCGAACCATCAGCACGGGGACAACTCGCCCAAGCTGCAATACACCGCGATGGTGAACATCGCGCACCAACTGAAGAACGACGGCGCGATCTATGAGGCGGTCGACGCTGGCTATCAGGCCAGGGACTTCTTTGACGAGAACGCCGAGGCAATCGGCGAGGACCAGGAATGGTTTCTCTACACCAACCAGAGCCAGGTTCTGTCCATCATCGACCAGACCTCGATGTCGATCGATTACGCGCTGCGCGGCTGGAGCCTGAACCCAACGTCCCCGGAGGCGGAGCTGGCGCTCGCGTTGTGCTACCTGTGGGACGGAAACTATGCGACCGGACT